CTCCAACTGGATGTGCCCGTTCCTCAACCTGCTGATCCTAGCCACCTTTCTAAAGAGATCATAGTCAAAGGCAAAGCACGACGCTAAGGAAAACATGTTCATCGAAAACCTCGTTCCCCACCTAGCGTTGTGAGCCTCGACGCTTAGCCTGCACAATCTCTTATCCAGCACCTGCTGCACCGAGTCCTTCATCGAGATAAACCGCTCCTCAGTTATCTCCCCCTTCCTCCAAACTGCGAACTTCACGAACATTCTCACAACATCGGCAACCACGTAATAGTGTCCGTCCACTGGCACCAGATAAAAATTAAAAATTGCTGGACAGCTCTCGAACGAAAACTTCATACGGAAGTTGAAGTTGGCCTCCGACATTGCGTTAACATCGTACGGCACGGTGTGCTCGAAGATCACAACCGAATCATCCCCCCCAAATATACCAAGTTTAAATTTGGTAATATTCCCGGCCGCCGCAAACACCGCCATGGTAATGATCGTGTTGCCGAGATACGTCATAAACATCCCGGACTTTTGCTGAACACCCACAAACGTCGAAATTCCGCAGTCTCTTGACCGGTAGGTCGACCCATACATGTGTTTTTGAAACAAGTTAACGGAGAAGGCTGGAAAACCCATTATCACAAGTAGCTCCGTCAAAAAGTCAAGATGCAAGGTCTGCCACGACTTATCGAACGCCTCAATATCAGCCTCCAAACACTTATCCCTTTCATCCCAGGGCACCTGAACAACCTCATGCAAAAACTCACCCAAGTTCATGTCGGTGAGAATTATAGTGTTTTTCTTCTTAACGGCAAAAAGACGTCGCTTAACCTCCATAAACAACGTGGCGAAATAAAAATTTACCGCTTTATCGCTATAGTTAATCGTTTGTAACTTAGCGTACTCATTCTTTTGCGTAGTTCCGAAATTATTCTTAACCTGCAACTTGGCCATGCAAATGTACTTAGCCAGATCTTTACTATGAATGAGATTCTTGTCGTTAACGATTCTGCGATAGTAACTCTGATTGTGAGCAGAGTAAAACTCATCTAGGTCCCCATAGGTTCTAACAATAGGAAATTCTTGAAAGAGTGCCCTAGCCTCCTCCACCGTCACATTAGTGTATGCCTCAAAAAATTTATTCAGCATGAGTCCTAGCATTGCGGAACTCCTAGCTGGATTCGACAGAAGCGGCGCGTTACAATTCCGCTTGTTCAAGGCTAACAGCAAGTCCTTGGACGACAGAACCCTAGGTTGGTTCGCCGTCACCAAC